CTCCTAATGCATTACTGTATGGAAGTTTAACAGAAGCTATGGTTTATCTAAAAAACTATGAATCACTTCCTATCTATGAACAAAGGTTTCAAGATGCTATGATAGCATTGAAAAACCTTGGCGAAGGTAAATCTACTCAAGACCAATATAGATATGACCAAGTAAGGATACAACCAAGATCATGAAGCTACAGCACCTCGAAGGAGCGAATATAGCTATAGTCGCCATGGGGGAAAGTCAGTTAGATTATCATCTATCTGTTTCTCATGGAAAAGAATACGATGAGGTATGGGCAATAAATGCTATGGCAGGTATAGCTAGACAAGTAGATAGAACATTTATGTTAGATCCAGCAAGCAGATTTTTAGATGGAGATGCTGCAGGAAGTCAAACACATATTATGCGTAAAGTATTAAAGTCTCATCCTGGACCAATTTATACTTGTGAATTAGATGACAGGTGTAATAATTTAGTAGAGTTTCCTTTATTAGATGTTGTTAAAGAAACAGGAAGTAGCTATCTAAATAATACAGTTTGTTTCGCTATAGCTTTCGCTATGTATAATAAAGTTGGAAGACTAAATATGTTTGGTGTAGATTTTACATATAAAGGTAATCTACATTTTGCGGAAGCAGGAAGAGCATGTGTTGAGTTTTGGTTATCTAAGTGTATAACTGCAGGCATGGTTGTAAGTGTGGCTCCTAGATCAGGTCTTTTAGATACTGACGTTCCTGTTGAAGAAAAAATATATGGTTATCATAGGCTAGAGAATCCACCGTTAATAATGATTGAACCTGAAACTAAAGAGTTTTATAGAGTAGGTTATAAAGAATATATGCAAGCATTAGAAGAACAACAAAGAAAAGAAGGTAATGTTATTTCTATAACAAGTACACCACCAGAGGCGAAAAGATATTGATATGATAGAAATAGAAACTGTTAGCAGTATAGGAAACATTAGTGTTGCAACACAAAACCATAGAGGACATCCGCCTGAGTATTGGGCAGAAAGAGCAACGGAAAGAATCTGTGGTATTTCTGAGGATGCAGCTCCTCACATAAAACAACAAGCAGAGGCATTCAGAGTAGCTATTTACAACACAATACTTTATTATATTAAACAGAGCATCAATAGTGAAAGATGCACTATAAAGAATTTATTGACTCAACAAGGTCATGAAGATTTAGCTAAAATATTAATGGAGATAAAGTAATGGCAATTACATCAACTTTGACAACTAGCTTTAAAAAAGAACTGTTAGAAGCAAAACATAATTTTTTAGCTTCTGGTGGTAATAGTTTTAAACTAGCCCTTTATACAAGTTCAGCTACGATGGGTGCAGCAACCACAGCATTTACAACTACAAATCAAGCTAGTGGAACTAATTACACATCAGGCGGTGCAGCTTTAACAAATGTAAATCCAACGAGCGGTGGTACAACAGGCTTTACGGATTTTAACGATCTTACGTTTGGAACAGCAACAATTACTGCAAGAGG